TTGAAGATGGAACGAGTCAACCATTGTTTTATTTGTTAAAAAAAGAAGTACAAGCAACCGCAGCAACTTTAAAAACACAAGTATTTACATTTGGAACACCAGAAAAATTTGGTACATCAAAATTACCAGATAATAATGTTATTAGAATAATAAAATGTGTAGATAGTGATAATAACAAATGGTATGAAGTTCCATTTTTAGGACAAGAAACGGTATTTGAAGAAGTAGAAAATACAGTAAAATTTGATACAGAATTAGCACAATATAATGATACTGCTCCATATATTTTAAGATTAAAGAAATCATCTCGTAGATTTACTACACGAATAAATCCAGACAACACAACAAATATAGAATTTGGTGGTGGTATATCAAATGACCCAGACGCATTTCTTATACCAAGTCCAGATAATGTTGGTTCATCATTACCAGAAGGATTAAATAGTGTTGATACAAATGTTGACCCATCAAACTTTATGTACACAAGAACATATGGTCAAGTTCCAAGTAACACAACTTTAACATTTACATATTTAGTAGGTGGTGGATTACAAACAAATGTAGCATCTAATGATATAACAAGCATAAAAGCAGTCTCAACTACTATTGATGATTTTGGAAGGGATGCTACTAAAATAGCAACCGCAAAAGCATCTATAGCAGTAAATAATGAACAAGCAGCAACTGGTGGTGGAAATGCAGAATCACTTGATGAAATAAAACAGAACGCATTAGCAAACTTTGCATCACAAGGTAGGGTTGTTACTAAAGAAGATTTTATAATTAGAACTTATACTATGCCACCAAGACTTGGGGCAGTAATGAAAGCATATATTGTTCAAGATGAGCAATTAAATGAAAGTGAAGTTCAACAGAAAAAAGAAAATGATGAAAAAGTACTTAACAGAGTTGCTAATCCATTAGCAATGAATTTATATACTCTTGGATATACTGGAAGTAAAAAGTTGGTAAATGTAAATCAAGCGATAAAGACAAATTTAAAAAATTACCTTGGACAATACAGAATGTTAACGGATGCGATAAATATTAAAGATGCTTTTATTATTAATATCGGAGTAAATTTTGATGTAGTACCAGTACCAACAGAAAATGCAAATGTAGTTTTACTAAGATGTATAGATACTATAAAAAGTTTCTTTGAGATTGATAAATGGCAAATAAATCAACCAATATTAATATCTGATTTACAAAGAAATTTATTTTTAACAGAGGGAGTTTCTAATATACCAACTTTAGAAATAGTAAATAAATATGAAACTGATTCAAACTACTCTGGTAATGTTTACAATATTCAAGAGGCAACAAGAGATAACATAGTTTATCCAAGTCTTGACCCGTCTATATTTGAAGTAAAATTTCCTAACGCAGATATACAAGGTAGGGTGGTAGCATAATGATTATTCATATTTTTCCAGATAACGATGCAACTTTATATGAAGTTTCTGCTTCAATGAACACGGGGATTGACCCGGTGTTAGAATTAGAAAAAATAGTAACACAAGCATCAACACCAAAAAAGTTTAACTCTCGTATTGTACAAAAATACGATATATCTACAATTTCATCATCTATAGTAGATGGTACAATTGATTTAGGATTTAAAGCATATTTAAACTTAAATGTTGCTGAAGAATATGGAATACCATATGACCATACAATTTACGCATATCCTTTATCAGAATCGTTTTCAAATGGAGTTGGAAGAAAACTACAAAATCCTAAGAGTAATGGTGGGGTAAGTTGGCAGTATAGAAATTATAATACAAATACAAATAGTGGTGATGCTTGGTTAACAGCGAGTTTTAATTCAACGACAACTGGTTCTTATAATGAAAATATTGGTGGTGCTACTTGGTACACAAGTTCTGCAGCATCTCAAAGTTTTAGTGGTGTACAAACAGATTTGAGAATGGATGTTACTGATATTATAAAAGGATGGTTAAGTGGTTCAAGACCAAATGATGGGTTTATGATAAAGAGAGCAGATTCAGATGAATCTTCCAATGAGGAACATGGTAGAATATCATTTTTCTCAATGGATACAAATACTATTTTTCCACCAAAATTAGAGTTTGCATGGGACGACTCAAGTTTTTCAACTGGAAGTTTATCAGAACTTACATCAGAAGATAATATAGTTTACTTTAAAAATTTAAGAAGAGAATATGTTGATGGTGCGAGAGTAAGATTTAGAATAGTTGGTAGAGAACGATATCCATCAAGAAGTTATACAACAACTTTACAATCTTTAGATACAAATTATTTACCAACATCTTCTTACTATGCAATAAAAGATGCTCATACCGATGACTTCGTAGTTCCATATGATACATCGTATACAAAAATATCATGTGATTCTAATGGTAGTTATTTTGACATTAGAACAGATGGGTTACAACCAAATAGATATTTCAGATTATTAATAAAAACCGAAAGAAATGGACTTATAGACATCCACGATGATGGATTTTTCTTTAAAATCAAGAAAAACTAATTAAATTATTATGGCAAGAAAAAAGAAAAAAAGAAGTGTTTTAAGAGACTTCTCAAAAGTCAATATAAAGTTGAATATACCTTGGAATGATAAAAGTCAAGGTAATAAATCTTTTTTTAAGATTGTAGATAGGAACCCAGAATTAAAAGAGTATTTAACTAAAGAGAGTTTTGAAAAGTTATACAATACAGAGTTTGAAGAGTTTTCAAAACAAAAATCGTCTATTGAAACAAATGACCCGTTTGGTGATGCTTTATCTCTTCTTCAAGATGGTAGTTTAACTTCACAACAAATACAAGCATTTTTAGGAACACTATTGGGACAGACAACATTTGGAGAAATAACAAATTTTGAAAATCCAGAAAATAGTGTTGGTGATAGTTATACTTATGCTTTTGGAGATGGTACACCACTTTACAATCCAGAGTTTATATCAAATTTACAATCTCAACTTGATGACCTTGGTATTAGTTTAGAAGATTTACAAGACCAGTTAAATGAAAGAACTGATGAAAACTTATTACTACAATCGGGTTCAGATTCACTTGGAACACAGAATTCTAATTTAGTAGAGGAAAATGCAGCGTTAAGTGGTGAAGTAACGGCATTGAGAGCAGCGTTAGCACTTACACCAACATTTGGTATTAATGGAGTAGAGAATACGGGACTACCAACTACTGAATTAACTGGTAACTTAAATACCGATGGATTACCAACACAAATAATTTTAAATTGTTCTATGAATAATGTTACTTCAAAAAGGATAACAATTTACAAAATTACACCCGAAGGAAATGAGGGTGTTGGTTTAAATTCTGGTGTAATTCAAGATGACTCAAGTGGTACACCAATATCAAACAGAGAAGTACCTGCTACAGATGGTAGTATACGAATTGGTAATCAAGGTTCGGATAGAAACATTACAATGGCATTTGAACCAGAAAGTGTTTACATATTTGAAGTTACTGGTGAAAATAACGCTGGGATAGAAGATAATGAATCACCAAAATCATTAACTAAGTCTGCTATATTTACAACAATTGATACAGACGATTCACAAATTACAACATTGTCAACAAATCTTGCCAATGTTACTTCAGAGAGAGATACTTTAAGTGGACAAGTAACTGAACTAACAACTGATTTAACAGAGAAACAAACTGAAGTAGAAGGTTTGACTACAGATAAAAATATTTTAGAAAACCAAAAAGAAAGTGCAGTAAACACATTAGATGGGTTTTCAGATAATATCGTTAACAGAATAAATGCACTAAAGTCGGCACTTGAGCAAGAAGAAGTAACTGATAACACATTGGAACAAGTAAATTCTTTAATAGGTACTTTTAATAATTTTGTTCCAAACATAAATTCAAATACACCAGGAGATACTCCAGTAACACAGATACAAGAATTTGATAGAAACATTGGAGAAGAAACAGAAGATGGTTCTCAATTTAATCCATCAACTTTTCCACAATTTTTAGGTGGGGATTCTATCACAGCACAAGATGATGATAATGTATTATTTGATTTAGAAAGTCAAGTATATTCTCCTTGGTTTGATATACCAGATTTGTCATATTCTTCAGTACCAAATGAATTAGAAATTGATGAAGATAATATTCAAGAAAAGTTATTAGTGGTAGTTAGACCACACAGAATTAAGTATTTAATTGGTGGTCTTACTTATCCTTATATGTTAGCACGAGGGTCAGACTCTCAACAGAGATTTAGGTCAAATACTGCAATGTTTGCATATGAAACTGGAGAATTATTTGATTATATGCAACAAAATGCAAATTGGTTTGGTCAAGCAGGAACGGGTACAGGTACACCGATAGTTCGTTCAGAAGTAGGAAGAAGACCGACTTTAACATTAACTGCTAAATCACAAGCAGGTGGTCAAGGTAGTATTCTTTATAATACAGACATAGCAGTTTCTGAGCAAAGAACATCTTACAAATCAGAATTATTACAAGGAAATAATCCAAGAACGGCAGGAAATAAAAACCTCATGGCAATTTCAGACTATGATAACTATGATGGAAATGGTTATAATGGTGTATATATGTTAAATGGTGGAAACTCATTTAGGTTGGGTATAAGCCCATCTACAATACCATATAAACACATAATTCCTGTTGAGACTGATGTTCCTTTTCCAGCAACACATACATATTCAGTTGGATTGCAATTTGATTTTATAGTAAGACAAAATACTGGAAATTTTATTTTTAAATCAAGAAAAGTAACTGGTAATTTTTCATTCCTAAATACTGATTTAATGGGTTAGAGACATGGCAGAAAAAACACAAATACCAAGACTTGAAGGAACATTAGATAGCAGTCTAAAAAATTCTGAGCAGAATATTACTTCTGTAAAAAACTACCCTTCTGGAAACTTTGGTTCTAAAGAATCTGATAAAGTTCTTCTTCATGTTTATGATTTAATTGAAAACTATCTTGGTAGTTCTCAACCATCAAAAAAGTTTAAAACTAAACCAAATCAAGACAATGAAGTAGATGTACAAACAAAAGATATATTAAACGAGGTTGGATTTACTTCATCAGAATTTGAAGTTGAAATAGACTATATTAGATTGTTAGTGGGAGACCACCCAGAATCTGAAATTGGTGCATTGTATATAGATTCAATTTCAACATCAAGAGATGAGTTAATTTTAAAACCAGCAAGAGAAGTAGCAGATGGAAGTGGTCAAGTAGTAAATGACCAAATATCAGCATTTGAGGTTTTTCCAGATGGTACTATGGCAGAGAAAAAAGCCGTAGCGAGAAACAATGGTATCATAATAACTGATGAGGGAGTGATAGACGAGTTATTTATAGATTTTGATTTTAGTAGAAGATATCAAATAACAAATTTTTTTGGTTTTCTTAACGAAGATGGAATAGCAGAATTTTCAGTAAAATTAGCAACACCATTAGAACAAACTATACAATCACTTGAACAAGGGTATGTATATCAAAAAATAAGAAATTCTGAAGTAGTAGTAGTTGATTTAAGAGAAGGACCAGAATCAAGAAAATTTAAAAAACTTAGAAAACCTAATTATGATGTTGACTTAAATAAACAGATTGGAAATGATGGTGGTTTTAAAACTTTTAATGACTTAATTAGTACACAACAAGATACTTCAGATAAAGTTTTACGAGATGTTCTTAGTGGTTCTTTTGGTGGAGTAAAATTAAATGTAGATTACAGTAATTACAATGAATTTGTAAAATATAGTTCTGCTCATGAAAGATTAGAAAATTTTGTTTACAAAATGGAGTTACTTGAATCGTATGATTCCGAGATTGGAGTTTTACAAGTATCTGGTGGTGCAACTGGTTCAACAGAAGTTTTAGCAGATGTTACAAATTTAAGAACAAAGAAAAAAAATACTATAGACAAATTTACAAATTATGAAAAGTATTTATACTTTGAAAGTTCAAGTTATGAGAGTAGTTCCTTTGGACAAAAATTTAACGCCTCTTGGCCAAAATCAAACTCAACAAAACCATTTTTAAATTATTCTGTTACATCATCACAAGTAGTAGATTGGTTAGGAAATTCTAATGACCAAACTGGACAATATTCAAGTGCAAGTTTATATGATGCTACTAATGGTGGTGGATTTTTAAATAATGTTCCCGAACATATAAAGTCAGACCCAAGAAATAATGTAATGTTATCTTTCTTTAATATGTACGGACAACACTTTGATTTGTTATTTCAATATGCATCACACATAAGTAAGATATCAGATAGAAGTAATAGTGTTGATAAAGGTATGGCGGCAGAACTTATTTATCATGTTGCTAAAAACATGGGAGCTGAATTATTTAGTGGTACTACATTTGATGATATTTGGGACTATGAATATGGACACGATGTTTCTGGAAGTTACCAACAGACTGGAGCATTAGAATCTTTACCAAAGAAAAAAGTAACTCAAGAAATATTAAAAAGAATTTTAAACAACTTACCTTTATTATACAAAGGAAAAGGAACTGAAAGAGCACTTAGAGCATTAATAAATTGTTATGGTATACCTACAGATGTATTGAGGATAAAGGAGTATGGTGGCCCTAAACCAATTAAATCTAAAAACGATTTTATTGAGGAAACATTTTTTGATGCTGCAGCAAGAGTAAGTCAAAATGACCAAATAATCATTCCTTGGAAAACAAGTAGTAGAAATGACTTGTATCCAAACACGGTTGAGTTTAGATTCAAAGGAAGAAAATTAACAAAGAACGACAACTATACAATTGTTAGTGCTAATGATGGAAACACCGCAAGTAATGACCATTGGAGAATTGGTTATCTTTCTGAAAATAGAACAGATGAAGATTTAGGGAGAGTTTTCTTTGCAGTAAAAAGTGGGTCTGGATATGTATTTGAATCATCTTCAATATTACCTATATTTGAAAATGAACACTATAATATAGCAGTAACAAGACTTTCATCAAGTGGAGAACAACGAACAAACGAAACTGGACAATTTGTAGATAAGTTTGATATTCATGTTAAAAAATTTAACAATGGAAAGGTTGCATTAACTTCTTCTTTTTCATTAGATTTAGATTCTGTTGAACATAATAACTTATTTCAACAATGGTCTACAGATACACGATTAGTATTTGGTGGTACTGGTAATGATACAACTTCTACATATTCTGGAAGTGCATCAACTTCTGGTAGTAGTATTGTAACTAAGAGAGCATCTGGGTCGTTTCAAGAAATACGATTTTGGAAGGTAGCATTAAGTAGTAGTGTTGTAGATACACATACACTATCACCAAGAGCAATAATTAGTAATGACTTAACAAGTTCATATGGTGATTTACTTGGTAGATGGTCTTTCTTATCATCTTCTAAGTTTGCTACAAACCCAACATTCTCTCTTGATGGTCAGTATGACAGAGATGATTTATGGGGATATGCAACAATGTCTGGGTTTACTGGAAACAGAGATGGTGATTTTGAATTTGATGAACAAGTATATTTTACCCCAGTTCCAAACATTGGACCAGAAAGATTAACAAGCACTAAAATTAGAATTGAATCAAGTAGTTTAGAGTTTGGGAACTTGTCACCATTTAGAAGAAGTGAAGTTAGTTCTTTTGATTTTGCTCCAGTAGACTCTAATAAACTTGGTGTTTTCTTTTCACCAATTGAAATGATAAATAGAGATATTTTATTTGATATGGGTGGTGGTGATTTAGATGGTTTTATTGCTAATCCAGATGACCAATATAAACCAGAGTATTCACAATTAGTTGATTTAAAAAATCATTTTTTCAAAAGATATAATGGAGCATTTGATTATAGTTTATTTATCAGAACAATATCAAGATTTGATAAATCTTTATTTAGACAGATAAGAAAGATGTTACCTGCAAGA